ACCACGCCGCGCTCATTAGAAACGCCTGATATTGTTCACCGTGCGTATCCATGAATGCTTGTTTATTTGAAGCAACCCATTGGTCCATGCCGGGTGAGCATTGAGCCTCGACATATTCCAGAAACGTTTCCATCAAACTTTAACCTCTTTATTTAACTTTCCTCGACCTGCTACCCACCCCTCCGATACAAATTTCTCGATATCAGCTGGTTTAACTTTGGTCATACCATGTTCTGGGTGGTGCATCCATTTTTGACCCATTCTGGAAGCTTTCTGCTTTTCCCGAAATGCTGGGTCTGCCCACCGTGCGTTTGCAATGTGAGACTTTACAGCTCGTTGTTCCGGTGTACCCAAGATTCGTCTCAATCTTTGAGATTGCTCGGCTCTGAGTACAGGGCATTCCCATGCCTTGGATACTGATTCCGACATTTTCTGTCTGGCGGTATCATCCGAATAATACCGTTCCATAGATTCTTTCAATTTCAGTTTGTATTCAGGATCTGCCCATCTAGCTTTGGTAGCATCCGTGATATTTTGGATATGTTCGGGAGTAAGAATCTTTCCGGTATGTGCTTCGGATAAATTCTTACGATGGTCATCGCTAAACTTCTTACCCTTAGACCATGATTGCATCATTTTTGGGAAGCCGCCCAGACCACCGGATTTCATAATCATGCATAGTGGGTCTGACATCAAGTCTTCGGTGATCAGCGCGATTTCAGCAAATACCAAATCTTCTCTGGTTTCGAAAATCTCCAACACCTCACGGACATGAGCATCCCGACCATGCTTCTGAATTGATCGCTGTATATACAACCCAGAACCCAAATAACCATCATTCAGGTTCTGAGTCGAGTGCATACCATAGTAGAATTTTCCACTGGGTACACACGTCGTCTTATACAGGATGTGAATCATCAGACCTTAACCTCTTTGATATGCAGTTCATGTTCTTCGGCGTCATAGAACTTTAATCGTTCCTCGCCATGAGTATAAGCATAGTTCTTATGAGATTTCCAGCACAAATCGTCAACCAGATCAAACATTCTAGCTTTCGCCTTAGAAATATGCTTCCGTAGCAGACGACCTAGACTTTGCAAGGAAATGATTTTACTTTTTGTTGGATGTGCAAAAATCGCGTTGTGAAGGTTATTTATGCTGACACCTGTGCTGAAAACTCCATAAGATGCAATTACAACCGATCCGACTTCATTCTCTAGATTCTTCTTGGCTTCGGTACGATGATCCTTTGCAGTACCACCAAAGATCAAATAGACCTTCCGTCCAGTCCCTTCTAATTTCTTGACAATCTGTTTGTACAACTCTTTACCGTGTTCTACCCGATTGAACAGAACAATGGTGTTTTCATCTTTGAAGTGACAAGCCAAATTCGTAATAAACTTGTTCCGGCCTTCATGTTTGATGATAAAATCAATTTCTTCTGGGTATGTGGACTTCTTAACCGCGTTACGATCCGCATCCGAATATTTCAGAATGAATCCGTTAACCGATATCGCAGATGCCGAACCCTCATCAATCATTTGTCGAGTTGTAATCGGGGCGAATACTTCACCGAACAAACCAGTCAATTGCATGATATGACATTTGGTATCTTTCAAAGTACCAGTCAATCCAAGCTTGTATTCTGCATTGGTCAATTTCTCATTGATTGTTTGCAGAGATTGGCCTGTTGCAAGGTGTACTTCGTCATTCAACAGCATTGTGAACTGTTGCATCCATTCGGCTGATTGTTTCGCAGCAGTTTGCCATGTGGTGATAACGATCTTTCTTTGCGGGCCTTTCTTGGACTTCGGATCTAGAACTTGAATTTCGTCCTGAGTAAACAGACCGTAATCAATCAAATCGTCATTCATTTGAGTTCGCAGAACATCAGTCGGAACCAGAATCAATACTCGACCTTCGCTTTCATATTCCCAGCGAGTCAGTAATGCGATGATTAAGGACTTACCAGCAGATGTCGGAAGCTTTAACAGGTTACGTTTGTTGTTCAATGCGTGCAGGATCGAATCATACTGATACCAGTGTGGTTTGATCAAATTGCCTTTCGCGTAAATCTTTTTGGTTTCTAACCAGTCATCAAATTCTTGTTTCTGAATTTTCTGAGGGATCAATGCTGGGTCACACTTGACCGAATACTGTTCTTGTTTGCAGTATTTCAGCAACTCGATGAACAGACCTTTTGGCAGCAACTGAGTTTGAATGTTGTATAGGCGTATAAAACCATCCCAAACACCGTATTTCACTTTTGGGCTGAATTGCGAACCCTCAACATGGAATTTGAACCGATCCGCTAAATCGTAACGTACTGACGGATCGCCGGTAACGCTGATAAACGAATGGTTGTATTCCTTAATTATCACGTCGGTCA